ATTGCTAAACGCATTGTCAGTTGCAGCTTTATACTCACCTAGTGTGAGCTTTCTACCTGTACCTCCTAGCTCTGGACCTTGGCTTATCAACATTTCCTCATTCATAAGCTCAGGTATCGGTTTACCACTAGGGTCAACAGGTATCATCATCTCATGGTTAGGAGATTGGTAGTAATCACGACCATCAGGTAACTGGAAATCAGGCGTGTGGTCGTGATCTTTTCTTTTATGTGCTAGAGGTAATTCTAGTTGTACATCACCTTCATCATCATCACCACCCTCATAGTCAGGGTGCTCAGGGTGAGTCTTATCAAAGATTCTATATGGAGCAGATTCCATGTTAGGCTCACGCCCTACACCTATAAGCATAGGGTTGATGTATTGATTAGGTCGATAGTTTTTATCTCTGATTCCCAGTTGTGCCATTACTTTTTACCTTTCTTTGGTGGTCTTCCTTTTTTAGTACCGTAAGTACCCTTACCGCTTGGCATTTTTTTCTCCTAAAATTTGACGTTTGGTGATCTCTCTAGTTTCTTTGCTATATCCCTACGGTATGCTGGATCATTTTCATATCGTGGGTCTCCCATAGCTGCTATAACTTCTGCTTGGCTACGGAACTGATCGTTGCTTTGTTTAGGTGCTTTACCTTGTACCATGTTTCCGTCGTATCCTATCGAATCATTGTATGCGTAGGCTAAAGCTCTCACTGCAAAGAAAGCAGCTATTGGATCTCCTTTAGCCATGACAGCATCGAACATGTTTACTTCTGTTTCATTGAGTGCACCTTGTGCCCACTCTATCATGTTAGTATAGTTCTCAGCTCCGCCTACAATACCTTTAAGTTCTGTAATGTCTTGTTCAGAGAAGTCTCTACCTCCAGCTTCACCTTCTTCTACTTGCTTACGATACTCAATGTGCATCTTAGCTAGTTCTACTGGATCCATATTTTTGAGTTCTGCTATGGCTTCTTCATGAAACTCCTCATTGTTAGTTTCATATTCCCATAGCTCATCAAGAATACCAAGGTCTTCCTCTTCACCTTCTTCACCCTCTTCGTATTCTTCTTCCGCTTCTTCTTCTGCGGTATCTTCTTGTTGTCCAAGCTTCTTCTGTAACTCAATGTAACCTTGCTCTAGCTCTTCAGCATTTTTATACTTGCCTGCTAGTAGGTTGTCTTGAGCCTCTTGCATCTGCTCGCCAACTTTGAGAGAATCTTGCTCTTCAGCAGAGAGGTTATCAACTGATGTAACCTCTGTCTGATTCTCATATGTTAATGTTTCTGCCATATTATTGTGGTGGTTGTTCTGCTAATTGTGGATTCTTAGAAGGGTCAAGCATAGGAGATTTCATTAATGCTGGTGTAGCTTTGATAGCTTCCATCTCAGCTTCTTGTGCTTGAGCTTGTTGATCTGCTTCCTGTACTTCTTGCATACTCTTCACAAGATTAAGTACATCTATACCTTGTGCAGCTGCAAGTCTCTTGACTACTTCTTCTGGATTTATATATGTAGCTATGGCTTCTGGTCCCATAGTCTGTGCTATGGTCTGTAAAAACTGACCTAATGCCTGTACATCTTGTCCTCTACCGAGTTGATTAATACCAGCTACGATGATAGGCTTGACCATACCTTTTGGTATACGTGGTATCTCACCTGTCTTCTGGAATACACTCAGCTTTCTATTGAGGTATGGTACTAGAAACTCTACAGTGAGTAGCCCAAACAATCCGCCGAGCTGTTGTTCTAGTTCCATCTGTGTCATGCGTACCTCTTCAGCTGTGGTTCTCTCTGACTGTCTTACTGACAGAATCAGGAACGCTTCGTTCAACCGCTTCTCAAGTGTCTGCATGTGCTGCAATGCCGTAGCAAAGTCAGCTGTTTTACCGACTTGTATTACACCTATGTCATCGGGTCTACCTTGTACGATAGCTCCGTTGCCAGCTGCTGCTAGCGTCTGTGGTTTTGTAGTACTCGATGGTGATACAGTAAATACAACCTTAGCGGCTGCTGCACTACCTTCTACTATAGCTTGTGACAAAGCCTCGAGAGACTTGAGATCACCTATAAACTGTCCTACTCTACCTCTACCATATGCTTCTCCATCTACTGTATTGAATCGTAGTGGTAGCCATGGTGTAGCATCTACTGGTGCTTTACTTTCTGTGCCGGGTATCTTTTTATTGTCTACTTCTTGATGCCAGATAAATCTGTTGTTATCTCGTCTGACATGTGTGTAGACATCAACTTCATTGTCACTGTCTTCGCCATCTACCACATCCTGTTTTGTTGATGGGGTATAGTTAGGTACAAGATCACTGTCAATTCTTTCTTTAGTGATAATTTCAATCACGTTGCCGTTGCCGTCTCGTTCTACAACAAAGCGATTCAGAGGATATAGCTTCAGTCCCTGTTTGCCCATAAAGATAAGAGCATTACCACCTACAACTAGATGTTGTAATGCTTGGTGTATTACTACACGATCATCCGATGCAGCGATAGCATCAAGAATGGTACGTTCTATCTTTGCAAAGGACAAGTCAAGTTCTGATTTTATTTCCGGACCAAACTCTTCACCGAGCTGTGACTCATCTAGCTGTAGCTTGAAGAAGCTAGTCTGGGGTGGGACTAGGCTAAGGGAAAGCTTGGAAGCTAGGGCTACTACACCCTTTGCTCCCACACTTTGCCATGGAGTTTTCAGCTGTTTCATACCTTTCTGGTAGTCTTCGTGACCACGTATAAGGTATGGCAAGGTAAGTTTAGTAGCGTCTTCTGCTTCTGTTAGAAACTGGGAACGATCACTGGATAAATTATCATACCTAGATTTTGCTGTCATTGTTATATATTAAGTTGTGTTGATGTAAACTCTTGGATTCTGCGTCCACCTCTTCTAAAGGAATCGCCTGCACCACGTCTACGTCCTCTGTTAAATCTTCGTATTCGTCTACTTCCTCTTGACTGACCAGCTTGTAAACCGGGTGCTTGTGATATTGACATCTGAGAACCTTGTGGTCCAAAGTCAAAGTCACCACCAAGTCCAGCCATGTTGTTAGATAAAGCTGTATTGTAAGCTTGAGTTTGTATACGTGTTAAGTCACCAGCATCTTGTGGTAGATACTCTTCGTCTGGTATTGGTGTTTGTGCTATCTCTGGTTGCATCTGTGTAGCAGCTGCTTGCTGTTGTATTCTGGATGCTCCACCACTGCTACCACGTCTTCTAACTAGACCCGGTAATCTCTGACCCATAGGTCTGTTCATAGATATGTTAGCATCACCTACAGTTTGCTTAGGCATTTTAGGTAGAACTCTACCAAGAGTTGCATTATAAACACCAGCTATACGGTTGCCCATGTTATCAGCATACCCATCACCATCAGCGTCTCTAGCTTCCTTCAAGCTTTGACCTGAGAAAGTAGGATCTAAACCCTGTCTTACTCTTGCAGCGTTCTGAGCTTTAATCATATTTTGTATCCTGTTAATCTCATTTCTCTGTGTAACAGGGTTGAGACCAAAGGTTTCACCATACTTGCCTTGCTGTATTGAACGTTGTTGATCTATTGATAAAGATTTATAACGGCTTGCATCTGCTGCTGCTGAAAGTGCTTGCTCTTGTTGCTTGTAATCTGCTGGTAAGTTAGCTAACATCTTAGGTCGAGTGTTCATCGGCTGTGCATTAGCTGCTTGAGTACCAGTGAGAGCATTAAATGCTAGACCCAAAGGATTCATTGGTGTGCCGGGCTTGATGTTTTTCTGCAACATCCCTTCCTTATACTTATCACTAGCTGGTTGATCTCCTCGTGGACCTGTCGCAGGCACTGATTTAAACTGCCTGTTATCATACGATGCTATGTTTCTATTCTGTATACCCTTCAGAGCATTGTTAAATACAGTCGATGCCTTGACTGGTGGCTTTCTATTGATTCTTGTAGCCTGTCTTTTGCTTGTAGCTGGCTTGTTTACTGACGCATTAACTGCTTTCTTAGGTGTAGTTTGTGTAGCTCTTTGCTGCTGTCTTTGTTTAGACACAGTAGCTCTTCTGTTAGAAGGTGTGGCTCTTCTTGTTGGAGCCTTCTTCTTCGGTGCAGTTCTCTTAGGTGCAGCTCTTCTTGCTTTAGATACGGTAGCTCTTCTGTTAGATGCTCTCGTAGTTGTTCTAGTATTTCTTCTACTAGAAGGAGCCGACCTCCTCGTCGTCGTTCTCCTTGATCTTGTCCTCGAACTGGTCCGTCTGGATCTGTTCTGCCTGCTTCTGGATCGACGTCCACGACGTCCGCCTCTTCTAGCCATTGTCTTCCTTGTTAATACGTTTGTTGTACCACTCAACAACAGAGCGTTGACCGGCTAAGTACATGACTTCGCCGATG